CAGTCTAAAACTAACCCTCATGGTGATGTTGTAGATGAAGGTAGCAAGTATCATTTCAAACCTAATACCTTAACATACTCTACACCTCATAGTTCGGCAGAAGGTAAGAAGCTTGCCGGTTCTAAGTTCGGTGTAGCCGTACATACTGCATACGAAGGTAACACGTTAGAAGGAATGAAAGCACAATATGGTGCCGATCTTGATCACTTTCCAAGGCATCCAGATGTTCATGTTGTAAGTACCGTTGACGATGTTCATAAGGCCGATCTTAATACGAATCAGTCACATACGTATGAACATCATATGGCTGAAGCTAAGAAGGTCTTCCTAGCTACTGATAAAAAACATTACGATACAGCTTTAAAAGGTAAAACAATCGGTACCAAGGCTGACGGAACACCTAAGTACGAACACGAACACCATGTTGATCACTTAAAGACTTACATTAATAAGACTGTACGGGATGGCACCAAACCATCGGTTGAAGGTTATACTGAGCACCTTAAAGAAAAACATCTTAAAGAGATAGCTAAAGTTAAGACAGCAAAAGCGGTTGATGCAAAGGTAGAGAGGATGAATACAGATATGGCCCATGTAGATAAGCATTCTGATAAGTTTCAGAATATCTTAGATATGCATCACCACCTACAGGCAGCTAAAGATCAATTGGTTCATTCGTTGTCTGCTAAACCTAAGTTCGAACATTCGATACCTGAACCTGGTGCTACTAAAATCACCGGTGGTAAGCCTGCTAAACCAGAAGGCTTTGTCGTTATCAGGAATAACAGACCAACTAAGTTTGTGGATAGAGCAGAGTTTAGTAGAGCTAACTTTGCCGCAAGACCAAGGTAAGATATGAAAAAATTCAAAGAAATTAGAGAGAACTTTCAAGACGGTCGTAACCCCCAGGATAAGGGTGATATGGCAAGACATGGTCTTAAAGGTAAATCCGTTACACAATTAAAGAAGGTTAGATCTTCTGACTCTGCATCCCCTAGAGAAAAGCAATTGGCTCATTGGAGAATCAATATGTCACTAGGTAAAAAGAAAGATAAATAAACGGTTAACTAATTAAATACCCATGGACTTTATAGACTACTTAACAGAAGCACCGGAAAAACACGGCGTACTTGCGTATGCCCGTATGAACCCACCTCATGGCGGGCATGAGCAGGTTATTAATAAAGTTCATGAAGTTGCTGAGGCTCACAATGCTGTTCATAAGGTAGTTCTATCTCATACAAGCGGCACCAAGGATGGTAAGAACCCGTTACCGGTCGATGTTAAGGTAAAGCATGCACAACATGCATTTCCGGGTACTAATATTGAAGCATCCTCTAAAGAGCACCCTACAATTCTTCATCATGCAGCTGCAATGGCTAGCCAAGGTGTTAAGCACCTACACGTTGTTGCTGGCTCCGATAGAGTAGAAGAGTACCATAAGTTACTACATAAGTATAATGGTGTAAAGAGTGCGCATGGTAGCTATAATTTTAAATCTATTAAAGTACATTCATCGGGTGAAAGAGATCCTGATGCAGAAGGCACTTCTGGTATTTCAGCTACTAAGTTGCGAGAGCATGCGGCGGCAGGTAGAAAGAAGAAATTCCATGCCGCTTTACCTTCTAAGATGAAGCCAGAACATAAAGATGCCCTGTACCACGATGTAAGACAGCACATGGGTATGCAAGAGGCAGTAGCACCTGGTTCACAAGGTGAAGTTAAGATTTCTAAATACGAATGGGGTACCCCAGAAGGAACTAAAGAGATGAAGCGCATTACCCCAGGGGAAAGTAAAGTTAAAGCTGAAGCTAAAGAAGCCGATTACGGTGAGAAGTTTCAGTCAATGATGAAAAGAGTTAAAGTAAGCGCTCAGTCAGGTCCTAAAAAGACAGTTTTTATCCCAGCAAAATATGGTACAGGTGGCTCTTACAAGGTTGTACCAGATAACAAAGTTAAAGAGTCCGTAGAGGTAGAACCTATGCAATTAGAAGCAACCAGATTACCATTTCTATTAATGACTGCCAATCAAAAGCGTGCATTATTTGAAGCTGTAGATCAAGATCAACTAGAGTTCGATGGTATTCAGACTAAAAACCTGGATATATGCCCCAGTGCTTATAAAGAATTTAAGAAGCTAATTGAAACTGCTAGAGCTGGCGAACGCATTGGTGAGCCTACCGGTCATCAAACATCTTCAAAAGCTGTTCAAGATGTTGCAGCAGGTATTGCCTCCAAGCCTTCTACCCTCCGTAATATGCAGTTCAGACAATACACAGGGTTATAATGTTAATAGATGAATTAAAAAAAGTGCATGCGGATGCATTTACTTTTTACCTAAAGGCGCACTTCTATCATTGGAATGTTGAAGGTCCAAACTTTCCTCAGTACCATGACTTTCTTCTGAATCTCTATCAAGAGGTTTTTGCCTCGATTGATACTCTTGCAGAATTAATTAGAACTTTAGATTCTTATGCACCTGGTACACTTACAAGATTAAAAGAGTTAACATCTATTGAAGAGACAGATGATGTACCAGATGCAAAAACTATGATGACCAGATTACTTCAAGAAAATAATATTTTAAGAGCATCATTACTAACTGCTTATACAACTGCAGACACAACAGGTGAAGTAGGCATTGCTAATTTTTTACAAGATAGAATTCAGGCTCACGAAAAACATTCATGGATGTTAAGGTCAATACTAAAATGATAAACGATTTAAATATACAGCACGAACTATTAAAAACAGCATTAGAATCTACTGATGCCTATTTAGGTATCGAAAAGCAGGCGGTAGCCGCCAATAAAGCTACCCCAATGATGATACATGACTTTACGTATCACATGTCGCGTACTCATGATGCATTACAGTCACTAGGTGTTCTAAATATTCACCAAGAGTATATGACCAGTCATGTAGAAACAATGAGTAAACTTTTTGGTGATGATGATGCTAATTTAGCAGACTTACCTTATGCACATCTACCTGCTGCAGACTTTAGTGGTATGGATGAGTCTAAAAAGTTTTATGCTGATGCTAAGAAAAGAGCAAAAGCCGACACCCCACAAGAAAAGTTATCTTCTGCCTGGAAGACAAAAGCAAAAGCCCGAGCAGCTGCAGCCGGTAGAGAGTATCCAAATTTAGTAGATAATGTCTGGGCTGCACGTAAACAAGAATCTGTAGTTGCTTCATTTGCAAACTTTATTGCAGAAAAAAAAGAACAATTTAGCGAAGATGATATCAATGAAATGGTTGATGGTCTTAAGTGGGAAGATATTGTCGATCTCTATTCAGAAGAAGAACTAATTGAAGAAGAAACTGAACAATTAGATGAAAAGATTTCTGCACAATCTAGACTTAAAAGACGTCAATCTTTTGCGCGTGGTAAAGGTAAAAGAACTACTGCCAAGAGCATTAAGTTAAGAAGAGCATCAACACCTGAAACGTTACAGAAGAGAGCTCAATTGGCTGCTCGTCGTACCATCTATCAGCGCTTCCTTAGAGGTAGAGATAAGTCTGCTCTTTCTGCATCTGAAAAAGATCGTATAGAGCAACAGGTTAAAGGTATGAAGAACATTCAATCTAGTATTGCAACTAGAATGGTTCCTAAGATGCGTTCTATTGAACAAAAACGTTTAGCACATTATAGAGGCGGCGCAAAAAGATGAAAACCTTTTTCATGTTAAGAGAAGAGCATGCATGCCCTATCTCTACACGCGACGTACATATTAACGTTAAAAATCGCCAGCACGCTATTGACGAATATCATTATGGTCCGGCTAACCCAAATGAACCAGGTGACCACTGGGATAAGTTAGCTGAAATATGGGATATTAGTACTGATACTGCTAAGACTATGAAATGTGGAAATTGCGCAGCTTTTGATGTATCTGACAGAATGCGCAAGTGTATTGAAGATGGTATAGTTGCTGACGATGTTGGTAATAATGCAATGCAAACAATTAAGCAAGCGGATTTAGGTTATTGTAACCTTCTTCACTTTAAATGTGCAGGTACAAGATCGTGTTCCATTTGGTTAACGGACGGACCTATCGTTAAGTCATGAATCAGCTTTACCTGACTCAAAATAAAATTGAGTCAACTGGGTGGTATAGTAAGCCTTGTAATAAAAGTTTATTATCAGATAACCCTACTTACTTAATGGGACCTAATGGGTTTGAATTGACAGAGTTAGAGGTAGAGTTAGTTAAATCTAACGGAGGTAAGTTTTATTCTGATGATATAAAAGTACAGAAAAGTGATTGGATTACACAACCAGATATAAAGGAAGGTGTAGTTTTAAATCATAGTTTTATTTTATATCGTCGTTCATATAATGGTGATGCTGGGATTCAGTTACAAGAAATGTCACTGAAAGATACTAGAATAAATAGAATAGTAAAACAAAAACCCAGATGGGGTTTAGATATTAGTTTAGAATTTATTGATAAAGATAATGTATTTGAAATCGTGCACTGGGAATATGATACCGGTAGTTACGAAGAGTTAGAAGAGTTAAGAGAGAGATACGAGCCTTTATTTTTAAATACTGACTGGCAAGATGGTGCTAAGGAAATATTTAAAAGAAAAGATGAATGGATTAATCTAGGGTTCTTTCCTCAAAGTAAATACAAGTGTGAATATTTTGGT